TTCCAGTCAATAGTTGTATCTAATCCTTCTAGTTCTTCTAGTTTTTCATTAGAAGTTATTTTCTTTCTTGTAAATTTACTAGCTGGTACTCTATATGCTAATTCTGTTTTTGGTCGATCCATACCATCTTGAATCGGTTTAAAAAAGAACGGGTAATTTATACTAATCGGTACAACTTTATCAGTAAACATTTTCTTAGCATCTGAACCTGTTTTAGAAAGGATCCCATATCTACTATCACTTGCAAGAGTAGCTAAGTTAACTGTTTCTGCAGATGACATAAAGGAAAAGCCTGAACGTCTGTTCTTTAGATAACACATTCCATAACATCTTTTATCAGCTTTACAAGCCTCCCAAAATATATAGAATAATCTATTTGCTTCTCTAAAGTCTGGAGCACCAACATCTATTTTGCTCCATTGTAGATACATGTAATGTGTACCCGTTATGTATGTCGCTTTACCCTTATTGTTAAACCAAAACCCCTCGTCTCTTCTTTTGAACTCTTCATCTATAAAATCATACCACTGTTCTTTATTTTCGTCAGGGTAATTTCTCCAATCAAATATATTCTTTAATCTACTTAATTCTTTTGGAGGATCAATCCTTACCCATTTGCGTTTCTCGTGCACGTGCACCCCTCGCACTGGTTCCAACGGCAAGCCAATTCGCAAACCTTGGATTTCATAGATTTCTCCAATTTTGCCAGTTTTCGAGATAACGACGATATCATGTTCTTTATTATATCCATATTTCCATTTTTTACCTCTATTCATACGAGTTATAGTCGT